AGTACAATAACGTACGGAATGTTTTATAGCAAGGTTTATTGTTAGTTCTCTCTTTGCTTCAACTTCCTGTCGGGTAGCACCTTCTGGCATAAGTATTACCTGTGAGCGATCAATGAGTGCAGGTTTGAGGAAATCCTTTTCTATTTCCGTCCAATCCTCTTCCGACGTGATGACGAACTTAAACCATGAGTTTGGTAAAGCGGCTACTTTTTGAATTACTGTAGGTTTATATCGAACGTTACGTGCTACGCCTGACGATGACAGTTTAGGTGAATTGTTCCAACAATCTACCATATCCTCTGTAAACATATCAGGCAGCAGGACACATTCGTTTTCCATCTCTACAAATGGTTTAAAGCTGTACATAGAATAAAACCTTCGTATGAACTCGACCAACTGTTCTTGCTGTATCATCGGACTGCCACCAGTAAACACCAAGTGCTGTCCTGTGTGAAGTTTTACAACAAGGTCCGGTGGAATCATCCTCAACAGTTCGTCATACGTGTAATTGTTTCCTGTCCGCCATACTTCCTTTGTGTCGCAGTATGTACAGTTCATCGTGCAACCCGTCAGCCGCAAAAACGCCGAAGGTTGCCCTGTGTACACGCCTTCACCTTGTATCGTGTCGTAATAAAACTCCGATACACGCAACCAAGGACCGTCGGGGTCTGCGTAAGGGCGTTCCGTGTACGCTTGTATTATTTGCTTAGCCAATATACTCATAACGAGCTGTGGTTTTTGGTGTTTCCGATACTGTAACGGCTGACAGTTGTGGGAAATCATTTACCCACATATTAAACAGCCATTGTGCAATGTGTTCAGCTGTAGGGTTGATGTCAAGCACATCATTTAGGTATTTGTGATCCAGCGTCCGATCAATAAATTGTTTCATCGGTTCCAGCTGGCGGTAATCCGTAACAAACCCTACCGGAGATAGTTCTGAGTCTCGACACGTCAGTTCTACCGTTACTACGTAATTGTGTCCATGGACACTGCTGCAAGGATGTTCTTCCGGCAATCCGCAAAGGCGATGTCCTGCAGAGAAATGAAATTCTTTTTTGATTGTAAACATGTTTTTGCTGTTTTTCGTTATATTATACAAAAAATTTATTTAATCACTGTTTTCCGTAACTTCCCAGTGCGTTTCACGTGCATCGTCCTCAAGGTAAAACCTGAGGGAAAACTCCTTAAACCCCCGCCCTGCCGTCCGCTGCTTGTCTTTAGTAAGTGTAAACCAAGCTTCACCTTCGTCAATATCTTTTTTCTTGTGATTGGTTAATCTGAAGATATTATGTGCCATTGCCCCCATCGCTGACGCCCCACGCAATCCACGTTTATTGTCCTTACCAGCATGGTGTAACAACAGCGTTGCCACTCCCGATGCACGTAAGTCACGAAGAAAAGGATTTATCTTGGCGTTCCACTCCGAGTTACTATTCTCTTCCTCCAACCCAAACAGTGTACTTATACTATCCAATACAATCAGCTTATATGTGTCATGTTCTTGTAACCAACGCAGTATCTTTAGTTGATTCTGCCGATGACAAAGCAAAAAGCTGTCTTCGGTTTCCATTTGATATTCCGGCAGGGAGAATATTTTTATTTGGCGACTTCGTGCTTGCTCACCAAGCCACTTAAACTGTTTTATCCTCTCCGTCATTTCCCTTTGCCCCAGTTCCCCGTCTACGTACAGCGTACCTGTTGGGTGTGTAACACTCCACTCAGCTATATCCGCCCTGTCCTCTTTATAATCTCTCAACCCCAGTACATAAGCAACGGCTATGGAGAGCAGTGATTTGCCTGACCCATAATTGCCATACAGTATTGTAGTTTGCCCTTCCCTTAACCATGGTTTCATTAGTAGCAAAGGTTCTTTTATGTTGCGTGATTCTATTTCTTTTGGCGTTAATACATGCGTGTCCAATGTATGAGTGCCAAGAGCAAGTGGACGGAAGGATGTAGCCAGCGTTTCTGCTTCTTCCGCTTTGCCTTGTGACAGCAGTGTTTCTACTTCTTGTTGATGTAACCGCAGGTGTTGGGCGGTAAAATAACGTTCTGTTTCCTTTACGTAGTACTCCGTATTAAACCCTTCTTCCGTGTATTCATTGGACAGACTGGGGAGAATGTCTCGCTCAATCTCTTCGGCTATGTCTCGTGGAAGATTGTCTTGCTTTGCTTTCGTGTAGTAAATCGACTCTATTTCTTTACCTGGAGCTTTCTTATACGTGTCATAATATTCCCACACCCATCGGGACAGTCTTCTGGCAGTACTGGACTCTATGTACATGTCACTCCATATGGGTTGTATTTGGGTACAGTATGTAGTGGATGTTATAAGGCCTATGATTAGTTTACGTTCGTCTATCATCTTTGTTTGTAAAAAATATGATGAAGGATATATTATATTTTATTATATATATGTAGCCTTGTGAAGGGGGTTTCCCCTTCACTGTGAGAACATGCGATGATGCCACATGAAAAAATCGTTGATACAGTGAAGGGGGTTTCACTGTCACTGTGTCGTACTCCCCCCTTCACTGTGTAACCCAGCGCATCTGCCACATAAAAAATTGTGTTTTTCATAAAAACAGTTTTTCAGTGATTAAGGGATATACGTTTTACCCGTTCGACAGTGGTGATACTTGCCCGTTACTGGATTATAATCATACTGTACTCCATCATCTATAATAGGTGGATGGGAGGTGTCTTTTATTGGCGTTTGTTCACGTTTAATGGCTGACTCAAGTTTAATGAATTTTTCTTTCAGTGACTTCCCACTTTCTATTACAGGCACGTAAGGGTCGTTGGCGTGTCGTTTATACCATTTCAGTGCGTGTTTTATTCGGGAAGGGTCCACGTTTTGTTCTTCAACAAGCTGCCTAATGGACTTTGCCCAAGCTGTAATCTGTCGTGACGTGTGTGTGATGTTTTTGTAGGATTGTATGATAGAAGAAAGATATTGGGCTATGGGCAGATATCGTACAGAGCGTTCTTCAGCCCGTACTTTTACAGGTGCTTGTGCGATGGGTTTCGGTGGTGTAATCCCTTTACTTATTATGTGAAACAATTGGGTGAAGTTTATTCTCACGAACTCTCTTGCGGGCATTCCACGTTTATCATAACTTATTATACCTTCGTCTTCTAACGTTTGCTTCGCTGTTCTGTATGCATCTACACCAATGTTTAATGTTTCTTGCAGTGATTGGTGATGTGTGTGAAACCACTCCTCTTGCAATTCCCCACGTTGCCTGCACTCAACGTAGCGATTCATGTAAATGGAAAGTAATATTGCAGGCAGTGGTCCCAGTTGTTTTACCAATAGTTTGTTTACAATTAAATAATTGTCGGATCGTAATGTTTCTATTGCCAGTTGATGTAGGGATAGAAACGTTGTTCTTTGTCTCATTAATTATACTGTAAAGCGTAAGAAGCCTGCGGGCAGAAACAAGGGCGAATGTTTCGTACGCCGCAGGCCCTTACTGTGTCTAACTAAAACCAAGAACATGAAACCATGGAAACTGATGTCGCCCTGCATCCTTACTCTTTCTACTGTCTTACAAATATACACCCTGTAAACGGTTTAAACAAACGTTTTTACAACATTCTTTTTAAAATTTCCCTCTCATACTCCCTCCACGTCATTCCATCATGCTGCACACCCTCTCCAAACCAAATTTGGCAGGCACGTGACAGGTCGTAGTCGGGATTGCTGTGACGCTGTTTTATGTACCACATTTCGATACTCAGTTGAGGGTCAAATGCATCTTCCCACGTGTAACGTTTCGGTATTCCTCTCAAGTAACATATCCTGTTTACCTCCTCCACCATCTGTGGCATCAGTTGCATTATACCCCTTGCCCCCGTTACCTTATTCGTTGCATACCGTTCGTAGTTACTCTCGTACAACACGAAAGCGTGCAGCATCTCATCCTCTATCCCGTAAGCGTGTATGACGGCGGGGAGGGGAATGAGTAACGTAACTACGCCAGGTGCCTGAGCAGTGGGCAGACAGAAGGTGAAGGTACTGAAAAGTACTAACAACATTCTTTTCATTTCTTTTCATTTTCGTTCTTACTATTTTTTATTTTCTGTAATTTCTCTCTCAAGTTTATCAGCCGTATTGCTGTGTCAATGTCCATTCCGGACGTTTCCATTTCACGTTCCAGTTTCTTTACCTGTCGGCGTCCGTCAATGATTCCGTAAATAAGGATTGACACGAAACCGATAAAGGAAACAAGTGTAATAACTAAGATTGTTTTCATGGTTGTTTTGATTTGAGGTGCTTCTTTTTATAAGGCCACAATAAAATAATATTATCTACATTGGCTAAAACTCCTAAAGCGACCATCCATAAAATAAACTCTACCCAACTGTCGCCGAACATTATCATAAACTTAATCATACTCTCATTCTTTTGATTTGAGGTATTCGCTGATATTTTCGTTAATTTCTTTGATGATTATTTCCGCAGTAGGATTATCAAAGTTAAACATCTCATACTGATACAAGTCCTCCCTCAGTCTTTCATTGTGGAACTCAAGCATACAATCAATTACTTTATCCCAAATAATTCCATGTTTTAAAAGTCCAATAGAGCCTTCTCTAAGTATCTCTTCTGCTCTCTCTTTATAAGAGATAGCCGAAAAACCCCTATCCTTTAGGGTAGGGGATGTAAGGCTACCCTTGTTCGTTAATGTATTTTTTAATTGTTTCCATATTTGCATTCCAAAAGATAAGAAATATTTTTTAAACAAACTTGCATTTTTCTGTAAAATATTGTATATTTGCCTTATGTTAAAAGCATTCAAGTACCGAATTTTACCAACACCTGAACAATCCGTTTTGCTAAATAAGCATATCGGAAGTTCTCGTTTTGTGTATAATTTAGCGTTAGAAACAAAGCAGATGGCGTGGGCAGGAAACAGAGTTAATCTAAATTGCTTTGACTTAATTAAACAACTTCCTGACCTTAAAAAAGAATGCGAATGGTTGAAAGAAATCAACTCACAATCCTTACAGCAACCAATCAGAAATTTAGATAATGCTTTTACTCGTTTCTTTAAAGGGCAAGGAAACTTTCCAAAGTTCAAAAAGAAATCAAATGGTGGTAGTTTCAATGTACCACAGAATGTGTCTTTAGAAAATGGCAAATTGATTATTCCTAAGTTCAAAAAAGGAATTGATATTGTTTTACACCGACCAATCAAAGGAGAAATAAGACAAGCGACTATATCTAAAACTCCTACTGGTAAATATTTCGTTTCTATCCTTTGCGAAACTGGAGAAAACATAAAACCTAAAGCAACCATAGAAGAAAATACATCAGTAGGTATAGACTTGGGTATTAAAACTTTTTTAACTACTTCTGATGGTGAGTGTTTTGAAAATCCAAAATTCCTACGAGAAACACTATCTAAATTAAAATTTGTACAACGCAAGTTTTCTAAACACAAAGGAAAACGAACTAAAAATAAATTAGCGAAATTACACGAGAAAGTAGCAAACCAACGCAAAGACTTCCTGCATAAAACTTCAAGTAAGTTGATAAGTGATAACCAAACTATCTGTATTGAAGATTTGAACATAAAGGGAATGTTAGCAAACCATAAACTCGCACTGTCTATTTCAGATTGTGGATGGTCTATGTTTGTGGATATGTTGGAATATAAAGCTGAATGGTATGGTAAAAACATACTTAAAATAGGCAGGTTTGAGCCATCATCAAAACTTTGCTCGTGTTGTGGAAACATTAACAAAGAACTAACGCTAAAAGACCGTGAATGGACTTGTAGCAAGTGTAATACTTTGTTAAACCGTGATGTTAATGCTTCCATAAATATTAAAAATTTTGCTCTTAAAAATCATTTGTCTGTGGAACGCAGACT